TTCCCAATGGCCCCGACAAGACTCCAGCCAACTTTCTATTTCGCGGGTAGTCAATACGAAGACGGCGCCCGGGTAACGCTGGTCGAGGGCTTCCATGCAGGCAATTACGGGCGTATCGGTCAGGGCGTCGTATTTTCCAGCCAATTCAATCACCTTATGCGGGCTTGGATAGTGCAAGGCTTTGTATCCCAAGCGCTCCAAAGCTATATTGAGGGAGTTGGTGCCGGTCCGAGATAGCCCAACCCCAAAAACCTTGGTTGGTCGTGGAGCGGTCAGTATCCACAGCCCGCGCGGGTCTCTGGCTTTTTTAGGTGGGCTGAGCACGGTTATGGTCTGGTAAAACTTGCGCGCCGGGGCGTAGCGTTCCCGCCCGGCGTCATGCAGCACGACCGCGCCGCCATGCACCAGCAGATCCCGCCCAATATTCAGACAGCGCACCCGGTGGCGACCATCCACGATGATAAGATCGAACACGCCCATCTTCTCAGGGGTAAGCTCGTAGTATGCGGGGTAATCCAACTGCAACAAGGTCACGTTAGGCGACATCTTGCCTTTCAGCGCCATTACATAGAGCGGATTGTGTTCCACCGACAACCAATCAACGGCGGGGAACATCCGGGGCCAGTACAGAGTCGATCCACCCGATCCCCATTCCAGCACGCGCCGCGGTTGGCGCTCATTTAGAACCCGGCGTAAGGCAGTAATCTCCGGTACATCCATCATGGGGTAGGATCGTAAGCGGATCGTCATCAGCACATTCTCCTGAATGCAATCGTATAATCTCGTTGGCCGATGTACTCCCACGCCGCGCTCTTCCCATCGCGGGCGGTACTCCACCAATCTACCACCGCCAGGCAAACGCCGGTGATGGATGGGTAAAACATGTCATGGAGCGCCACGATCCCACCGATCTTGATGCGGGGTGTCCAGTTCGATAGGTCGCGGCTTACCTGCTCGCGGGTGTGGTTCGCATCGATGAAAAGCAATGTGATTATCTGCTCATTCGAGTAGACTTCCGCGGCTGCATCGGTGGTCATCGCCAATAAATCAGGCGGTGTCAACCCGATATCTTTAAGATTGGCTCGCCATCGTTTTGGCGTTGAGGCCTTCCGCTGGCTTGGCATCGGGGTAAAAGCGTCCACGGTGGTCAACTCCGCGCCCCAAACCGTCGCAGCTTGCAGCAGGATCGCGGTGGTTCGGCCCATCCAGCAGCCCAACTCGACCAGGTTGCCTCGCCGCCGCGCCAATCGGTAGAGGAATGCGGCCTCGCCGCGACGATAAAGCCCCGGGATCTGATTGGCGATCGCCAATGCTTGCCTGATTTCCACGGCAGGTATGATCATAGCGGCGCCCCTACCTGTCGCGCGGCTCTATGTTTGTGAAATATAAACTTTGCTTCGGATTGACGATGTGTATTCCAGGGCGCGCGCATCGGGGCAATCCGCACGGGGCAGCGGTGGATAGCGCGCAAGAGCGCCATCTGATCGTGGAGGCTCCAACGCTGCCACTCCTCATACCAGGCATCCATCAGCGCGGCTACGCGCTCATTGCGGCGAAAGAAGATAACGCCGCTGTTAAAATACATGTGTTGGGCAATGCCTATCGCTGAGATTGTCGCGGCGACCTCATCCTTATTGTGAGGCTTCCAGTGATCATCGGCAAAATTGCGGGTCACATCCTGGCACAGCACCAGGTCTACATATTTCAGCAGCTCGAACCCGGTGGCAGGGCTGGAAAGCATCTCGGTGTCGGCGTCCAGAAATAGGGTCTGTTCGAACGGGGATAGTCGGTACATCTGCGTCTTCTGCGTACGCGCGCCCTTGTCAGCCTCGGGATGATAGATTTGATGATCGGCAGCCATGAGAGGGGTATTGCTCACCACGGCAACAGGCAAGCCGTGGGCTTTCACGCGCACGGTCTGGATGCTGCCGCGCGCCTGCTCGCGGGCATTGTCCCCATATGCCACGTATAGCACCCCTTTTTCTGCGATGAGTGCGGATTGCTCGATCATTGATTTCCTTGGGTGAGGGGCGGAGAGACCGCCCCTCACGATTGGCCAGCACTATGCTAGCAAAACTTGCACGAAGGCCTGGGGTCTGATGAGACCAAATGCAGCTCGCATTTCTGCGAGTATGGCGATCATATTTCGGATAAACCAATCCTCGTGGCTATCCGTGGCGCTGATCGTTGCCTGCTCACGGTCCCACAACACAGCTTTGCGCCAGTTGGCGAGCCATGCCGCGCCCTGGGCGATGTGGAACGATTGCACCACCGGCACACCCCACAGGGTATTGGGGCCGGAACCGAACGGGCTTCCGCGGTAGAACTGCCCGGTGAGATCACGGAGCAGATCAATGGCTTCCCAATCGGTCGGGTGGAACATAAAGGCGTTGGGAATCGATCGTCCAATCACCAACAGGGTGGTGAGCGCCTGGCGCGCCGTGACCAGGGCATCGGTATTGAACGCCTGGAGCAGCGTTCCGGGTTGGTTGGCCAGGCCGGTGAAGTTCTCGCCCACGCCATTGCCGGTGAGCAGCTGGGTTTCCAGCTCGTCTACCAGGTCGTCACGTAACTCCTGATCGATCAGGCCGCGCAGCTGGCCCACGTCCGCCAGGGCGCGCTTGGTTGCGCCTACATAGACAGCGATGGTTTTTACTGTCTCGTGCACGACTTCCCAATGGACTTCGCCCTGAGGCTTCGTGCCGGGGATCTCGCCAGGGTAACCGATGACGTATTTGACGTTCGATTCGGGAGTTGGGGCGGCTTCCGTGACTTGTTTGGTCTGGCGTACATATTCCACCGTATCGCTGGTGGTGGTGCGCACGTTGATCAGGTCGCGCATCGTCACCGGATAGCGCCCGATCGGCTCGTAGATTCCGGTGATATCCGTATTCACAAACGCTCCGGCGCTGTTATCCGCCAGGCCGGTGATCAATTCTTTCTGGCGAAAGAGGCCAAAATCTTTCACCATCACGGACGGTGAAGAAAGCCCCTTGCGCCCCGGCGGGATGATTCCGCCTGGGGCAACTTGCTTCATCCATGCCTGCCATGCTTGGTCTTCGGTGAAGCGCTGGCCCAGGGTCTTGCCTTTGCGGGCCTGGTCAGGTTCCCCAGACGCGCTAATGGCTTCCAGATCAGCGCCCAAGTCCAGGATCTGCTTGCGCATGGCCTCGTCGCTCTGGAACTTCTGGATTTCGGTCTTGGTCTTGCGGGCCTCTTCCATCAGCCCGGCGACTTTGGTGCGCTCGTCCTCGGTGAAGTCGCGGGTTTCTTTATCGACCAGGTCGCACAGGCCGCGGGCTTCGGTGAGGAATTTCTTTAGCTGTTCTTGCAGCTCTTTCAGTGTCTTCATGTTAATCCTCCAATTCAATTAATTCGATTCTTGTTTTGATTACCTCGCTCGACACACCTTTTACGGTCTGGTCTTCGGGTTGCTTTGCACGAGACGACGCTGACGCCGGCTCGAAACTACCATCATGATCTTTACAATGCGAGCGGGCTGCGGCTGCTTCCCAGATATCCTTGGGATAGCGATAGGCCTGCTCTGTCATGCTATCTTCCCCTTCCAGCTTGCCCATGATGACCGAGTATTTCTTGCCCTCGTGCTCGCGTGTGATACGCCGGAAGCTGTCGGCCTGGAAATCCGAAGGCGGACGAAGCCGACAGGCGTGCTCATTGGGATAAGGCTTTGCGCCCTTGATATCCGTGGTACGGGTATCGATGCCCGCCCCGCGCGTGACCGGGGCCACGCCCCACACATCGAGTTTTTCCAGGAATTGTACGTCCTGTTCTTCGAACTTACCTTGGCTGGCTTGCTCCACAGTAAATGTGTAACTCCATTCCTGGATATTGCCGATATTCTTAACTACGCGATAGTGCTCCAGCCCGGACTGGGTGTCCAGAAAGAATCGGCCTTCGATAATGGCTTGATTATCCTTTTCATGGATCGTGCCCTTGCCGACTGGCGGCTCGTCATAATTGTGGTTCCACGGCTCGATCAGCGTCTCCTGCCCGTCCTGGAAAGCACCCGGGCGGGTCACATCATTATCGTAATCGATCACTTCCAGTGTTGCGAATACGGCGGTAAATTCACCAGTCTCATCAGAGTTGGCTTTTAATATAATTGGGGCATGGAAAACTTTCTGTTTCACCTTCAACCTCCACTTCATGGAATAATTTTTCGAGATTATCACCCGTCACCTCAAAATCAGCATTGGGTGCATAATATTTACCAGTTTCTGGATCTTTGAAATAGGAATATTGATAACCTTTGCGATATGTAACTTCCTGTCCTTCTTCCGTCTCAAATTCTTCAACAATCAATTTGGCAATCATTTTTCACCTCATAGAAAATCAACAGAACATTGGCAATTTGCATTATCTTCTGCGCTGCCACTCGGATCGCCTGGCCAGCGCAGGCCATTAGAAAATAGATCCCGGATGCCAACTATCTCGCCATTCATGGCCGCATGGCTTTCGCGTGGATTCTGACTATTGGTTCGCCAGCGCTTCTGTCGCAGGTTCCCGGCATTGGCGGCCTCGGTGGAACCAAAATTGCTGGCTGTCGTCACTGCGCTGATTGCCTCACGCACCGCCCAGACTGTCACGGCGATTGTAAACACGCCTTTTACCGCGTCCAATACATCCGGTTCACGCAAAGCGCCGGTGACAGCATCGCGGGTCTGAGTGTTGAAATTCACGGCCTGGCGGCGGCTATGTTCGGAGAGCCAGGGCAGCATGCGATCGTGGAAAGTTTGCGTGTCCTCAATATCTGTATCAGTCTGCTCGATCATATAATCGGCCCAAGCCGTTGCTGTCAGGTTGTTCAACCGCAGCAGGTCGGCGGTCAGCTCATCATTCCAGCGATCGTCGTCCCACCATACCCCGCCGATATCTGTTTTACTATTGGCCATCGCTTTAGGTACACGGCTGGTAATGGCGGCTTCCTGGCGGCGGTAGTGGTGAGCCAATACCTCAACCCATTTCTGTTGATGGCGCTCGCGCAACTGGGCATGCTCAGAAGAATAACTTTTCGCCTGCAGGCTTTTGGGCGGCGGCGCGCTATCCTGTGGCGAAGCCTGGCCACCGACCAGCACATTGAGGGGAGTCACAAGACTATCGGCATCTCCAGGTAATGATGGCAGGTTCATGCGGGCGCGGGCCTCGTTGGCCGTCATCCAGGGTCGCCCGACCGCGGCCTGCAGGGAGGCAGTCTGTTCCTCGAAGGAACCGCGCAGCTTCTCCGCAATATTGAATTCTACATATACGCCGGTTGTGTCATCAAACTCAGGCAATAATTGCAACTCGATGTCTTCTTGGATCATCTCGCACCAGGGTCCAAGCGAATCCTGATACAGGTTTTTGTGCTGCTCTGAAATATTGCTAAAGGTGGCGTTATCAAGGATGCCCACCATCGGGAGCGGGATGTGATAGGCACGTGCGCATTCCTCACGGGTCAATTTACGTCCGGCCAGGTACTCGCTCTCTTGGGCGTTGAAGCTGGTATCCTGCCATTCCATGCCTTCCTCAAGCACGACCGTTTTGCCTGAGTTCTTGGCGCCTGAATGCAGCTCTTCGAAGTCTGCCAGGAATCGCTCACGGGCTGTATCACTCCACTCCGGTGCAGTTGTCGGACGCCGGATAACACCCTCCCGCCGTGCGGCGTTCTGCCAGAAATGCTCCCGATATTCGCCCGCTTCGTACTCCTCAGCCAGCACACGCCGCAATGTTTCCAGGGGAGACAGGCCTCTCAGCGCGTTTTCTGGGTTATAACCGCGCATGTGTACCAGGTCGTTGGGGGCCAATGGTATGGCGACCCACCCAGATTGAGTTCG